TCTAATAATATACTTGATAGTTTAATCATTGTAATTTTCCAACTTTATTAGCCAACTTGACTAATCTTTCTGATATTGAGTTCAATGCCTTATGAGTTGTTTTCCAATAAGAACTTGAATCTACATTTAGTTCATTCTTTAAACGAACATTAAAATCTATTTGTTTGGATAATGAGTTCAATGCGTTTTTAACTTCTCTCATTGAACGACCAATCTTTTGTTTTGGTGTTAGGGTTTCATCGTTTCTCCATTGATGATAACGACCCTCATTTACACCCTCTTTCTTTTTCTTTTTACCTTTGGCCTCATATCCACTTGCGAATGCAGCTCTTCTCTGTGCATCACTTTTAAATCCCTCAATCTTTTTATCAATTTGTTTACCAAGAGTTGGTTGAACTCTTTGAACATCTTTAACTGCCTTCAACCCACCTTTAAGTATTTTTGCGATTCTAGCTTTTGCCTGTGATTTAGATGATGCATTAACAATAGTTTGTATAGTTTGACCATCTTTCTCAACTTTAACTGCAAACATTACTTCATTAATCTGTTCAGTTTGGACTTCATTACTTAACTTTTCTTCTGAATCTAAATAATGATATGCCTTTTGTAAATATTCTTTTGATATGATTAGTTTTGATTGCCACCAATTAGGAAAATCTATTTCTTCAGATGAATCATCATATTTTTCTAATGCATCATGAAGTTTTTTACTATATTCCATTAACTCTAAAGTAGTTGACCTTAACATATTTGGTTCATCATCTTGATGACCTATGTCTTTGTCTTCATTTACTTTGGAATATCCACTACCACTCGCAACAGAATCTCTTCTATCCAATGGAACACCATCTATTGAACCCTTACCACTAAAGGCTCTTGGTGTCATATATCCAGGAGTTGCGGAAGAAACTGATGCCTCCTCAATATCTCTTTCTTGAAGTTCTTTACGGATTATTTTTTTTAGAAGTTCTTTAAGTTGTTTTTCGGTTAGTGACATCTTTTAATTCCTTAATTAACTCATAATATCTCATTAGAGAAATTATATTTTTATCTTTAACTACTTTTGATGGAACCAATGTGTCAATATGATTGATGGCCTCTTCTAACTTAATACGAGTGATATCATCATCCACTTTAACTACATATTTTTTAAGTATAGATTTAATCTTAACAATCTCACTATTAACAAATTCATTTAAGGAATTAGTATTTGATAAATTATTAATATATTCCTTTAATAAGTCTTTCTGACTTTCATTTAAAGATTTATATTTTTCATTAAATTTATCAACTAACAACTGATAAGTCAATAATCTTAGGTCTTTATCTTGTTCTGATAAATTTTCCATGATTTTAGATTTATCTTCTTTAGATTTAGGTTTAGATGTGATGTGTTCTATCAATGTAATTGTACTATCTGTAGTTTCAATAGGATTTGGATTCTCAGATATACCAAACACTTTATATATTGAAGCAAATACTTTAAAGTTTGGTAATCTTGTATTGAAGAAGTCTTTTACACTATAGTTTTCTTTAATTGTCTTGATTAAATTGTATTTTTCGTTATTTAGTCTACGATTTGATAATCTTTGACGACTTGTAACAACAGCTTCAAGTAATTTTATCGCATGAGACTCTTGTGTGTATTTTTTTTCAGTCAAAATACGATAAAGTTCATACTCTTTACCCAATTCTGTGTTTTTATTAAAAAATTCTTTAAATATTTTTACAGCTGGTGAATTCTTTGTGTCATTCAACACATCTACCGTGATTTGACGACTCAGTAATTCATATAGAATAGCCGTATTCTTTATTTTATTATGTTTAACATTTGAAATAGACATATTTGCTCCAATATCCTTATACTATACTTTAATAAATATAAAACTTTCAAGAAATGTGTATTTAATCTACACTATTTTTTTGTTTTATAATCATTATATTCTTCATTTAACTCATCAATTTTCTTATCTTCTGAGATTATTTCTTTCGCCTTACTTCCCATTGATTTTTTTAATGCATCGTAATGTGCTAACGCCAATGGTGATTGGAACTTACTTTTATTTCTTGGTTTTAAGTCCTCTCTGCCTAATGGATTACGACCTCGTGCACCACTCTCTTTACCATATTTGTTTGCCTCTTTAGGTCTTCCTGCACCCTCAAAACCACCTTCAGGTGAACCACCCTCATCTTTAAATACAGAACCAGATGAACTATCTTCATCAAATCCACCTTGTGATTGCATATCACTTGGTGTACCTACTGATTCTCCACTTTGTTTAGGGTCATTACCTTCTTGTTCAATTTGTTCATGTCTGAACTTGTCTTTTTGGTCTTCAATAATTTGTTTTCTGACTATATCTTTTTCTTCATTTGAGAAGTTAAAGATGTTATCATATACCCACTCTGTAGGTAAGATTTTATCACTTACCATATCACGAGCTAATGATACTTTTGAACTCCACAATTCTACTTTTTCTTGGTCATACATAGTTGATGGATTGGTTAATTCCAAGTCAAAGTTGACCAACTCTTCATCTGTGTATCCTTGTGAGTACAAATGTACTACTGCTATTTTTGTTAACTCCGATATAATAATTCTTTGTATTCTTTCAATGGTACGAGCAAATCTAACATCTTCTGCTGCGAGTGTTGCCTTACCACCGACATTTTCATCAAACCCTAAGAATGCTTTTGGTACTCTTAGTGCCGCCAACATTTTGTTTTTCAAATATTCAATATCATCAGTTGAATCATAGTCTAATCCACCCAACTCATTGATTTCTGTTCCACTATCTCCACCACGAACTGGTAAGAAAAAGTCTTCTGTTAGGTTTTGAATATTGTATTTAAGATTGTATTCACCTGTGTTCTCATCAAGAAAAGGTGTTTTCTTCATCTTGTTGATAATTCTTTGCATATAATTGTCAACTTCATTTGGTGGTATATTACCAATGTCAATCTTATAAATTCTTTTTGATGGTGCTCTCATGATTCTATGAATCAACATCGCATCTTCCATAAGAGTTAATTGTTTCCAAGTTTTACGAGCTGCCTCCATCATACTTTTACCATAAGGTAGGAAGTTACTATCATTAGTTAATCTGAAGTGTGCAATTTGAAAGTTTTCAAACTCAATAGATTTACCTTGACCTTGTGATGTTTGTCCAAGATAAGGATGTGCACCCTCAATACTTTCTAAGTAGAACTTAGTATAATAAGGATTTTCTGGGTCTTCACCTTCCGCTCTTACCACTTCATAAGGTGATAATGGAATCACATTTGTAATACCATATTTATCACTAACATCTAAGTAGAGATAAAAGTCACCATACTTACACATATTACGAACCCAAGGCCATAAAGTAAATTCAATATTCATAATGTCATAAAATAAATTATGTAGAATTTCTTTAATGTTCTCGTTATCAGATTGTATCTTTAGTACTTCACCATATTCTGATTTCATTGTAGACTCATCTGAATATATGTCTAACGCACTTGATATAATACTATCACTATCCATTGACTCATAATCTTTGAATAATGCTAATCTTGCAGCCATCACTTGATGAACGGTTGAATAACCTGTTCCAACTAAATCTAAGTTGGAATGTAGTTTTGAATACCTATCAACTAAATGTGATTTCACTTGTGTTTGTATTTGGTCTGTATCAGCGATTTTTAATTTACGACCACCGACATTTCTTACGATTACATTTGTACTAAATAATCGTCTCAGTCTTCCAAATAATGTTGTATCTGCCATTTTTTACCTCACTTATAAGAGCCACTCCAATGACTCTTTTTTCTTATCCTTACCTATGTCCCAATCCCACTCACCATTATTATTATCAGATGGTATGTAGACTCCTTCTTGGTTCATTGCGGTTAAGGTTTTTTTTGTTAACTCAATACCTTCGGTTTGTAATCTTAATGCAGTATCACGAACCCATAATCCGATTGCAAATGACATAACTAAATCATCATTATATCCTACCATTGCTTCGGCTCTATTATTAACATATACAAATGTCAATAACTCATCTATCAGTCTATTAGAATGAACCACAACTGATTCATCTCTAAAGTACTCTTCAAGTTTTGCAATAATTAATGGTCTGGTTTTCATTGTTGTACTGAATCCAGCCACCATATTCTTCTCTTGACTTCTATATCGATTTGTCATCTGATGAGCAATATCGACATATTGTAAATCTTTACTCGTATAAAATAGATTAGGATAATCCCTATCTATCACTTGTTGGATGGTTGCCCAACCAATATTATTGTTTTCTATAATTAGTAAGGCATCGTTATATTCTGTTGAAATACTCACTAACATATTACCAAAATCTTTAGTACTCATTCTACCTTTGTACTCCGCAACTTGTTCTACATTCTCCACATCAATGACATGAAATGCAGAATAGTCTGCTGAATCACCTCTACCAACATCAGCACATACGATATAATCTCGTGTATAATTTGGTGGTTTCCAAACCCATAGATTTCCATCTATTCCTCTCTTTTCTATTGGGTCTTGTTGATGTGCTTTTCTACATTTTTCCAATACAGTACCCTCAATAACTGAAGTACCAGAAGTGATAAAATCACAATCACACTCTTGTGCCGCACCTTGTATACCTAATAGTTCATCTTGTTCATCTCTCCAAGTTTGGTTTCTATCAGGATGTACAGTCCAATGAAGTTTGATATCATTAAATAATCCTCTACCCTCTTCGGCCTGTACCCAAGTTTGATGAAACCAATTACCCACACCATTAGGTGTAGAAAGAGCGATACAACTACCACCCGTTGTAAGTGTTTGTTGAGATGCAGTCCATATATCATCAATCTTATCAATAAATGCTGCCTCA